CAAGGATGGATTAGTGTACGATCCTAGGTACAGCGCAAACATGCGCAACATCAGAGGGGTCAAGGTATTGGTTATGACCAATGACAAACCAAAGGTAGGTAAACTGTCAGCCGACAGATGGGTAATCATAGAAGAAGGGCAAACCTTCTGATCGTAATACTAAGAAGGTTTACCCCCTTTAGGGGGTAAGAGGTTTAGAGAATCGCGATCCGCTCGAACCCTCGCTCTCGCGAGAAAGAGAGGGAACAGGACAACTCACCACTCAATCTTTAGTTTCACTTTCAGCCAATCCTTCACAGTAATCAGCAAATCCAGTAGTTTCATCGTTTTCGACCTCGAATTTCATGAACTCGGAAGGTACGAGTTTTTGGTTATTTATGTAGATACTCATAGGGAACCAGCTCCATCATTTCCAGGACGGACAACGTTATCTTGTTTGTTAGATGCACCCTGTGCCAATCCAGGCAAGGCACCAGTAGGAAGATTGACCTGTACGAACCTATCCATAGGTGCGAATGTGTTGTAATTGAGCACGACAGGATCTTTGAAGTACACGGTTTCAGTGATGTAAACCCTGTAATAGAACAAGGTCTTGTAAGCCTTAGGAAGAACAATCTTCATGAGTTCGACCTCGGGCACATTATTTAAACCAGTATACAGTCTATCAGTACCAGCAAACTGAATTGTTCTCTGGAAGTAGTCAGTAGGCAGCCAAGACATTTTTTCATGAACACCAGTCTGGAAGATACCTCTCGCAGATGAATTACCAGCGATAATCTTATCGAAAGTACCATTCGTTGTATCTCTGTATGTCTCCAATGTATCGATCGTAGGATAGGAACTCTGTTGGATATTCGGAATATTCCTCACAGCACCTGGGAAAGCATCCTGATGAAGTTGAGCAATAGACCAGAAGAGAGGTCTAGCAGTCCTACGCACACCGCTCTGCAACTGGAATTTATACCAGCGTCTATCCAGCATCATTGAGTAGTACATTTTGTCAATATCCGTAGATCCACCATTGAATCCAGCCTCATCTCCCATATCCTCACCATTGGTTATCCTGATAAGACCAGGGTTGAATTGATCTCTAGGATCTACCGTAGATGCTCCAGCCTCCAAACTAAGACCAGTCGGGTCAACTGGAAGAGTAGAAGCAGGAACAAATTTTACAGAAACTGGTCCCAACTTGAAGTATTTATATGCACCAAAGAAAGGCGCAAGCCTATTTTTGACAGGATTACCCCCAGCAGTAATCTTCACAACCTGTAAAGCACTAGCAGAAGTATTCATATCCACAAACCAAGTGAATTTTTGCATCATTTCAATCAACATCCATTACATTTTTTACAGCGCGTTTTCCACCACGGGCATACTTGTCAAGCTCCGCACCAACAGTACGGTAAGCTCTCGCAGAATAGGAATCAGTTCCATATTTCACGTGACGTCCAGTATTCTTGTAGTAGTCAGCCTGTTTTCTCATATTGTCCTTGTATGAATCATAAGCGTACACAGATGACCCAACAAAAGGCACCGCATACATCCATTGAGCCATATTCAGTATCTCCTGCGCCTATATCCATAGGAACGGTATCCACCATATCCGCCAGAGCGTCTGCCGTAATTAGAACGGCCATATCCACCATATCTTTTTCCATACATGTTTATCACAACTGCCGAGGCGGTGACACTGCACCATTGTACATCTTTATACCTCGGTGAACATAAATATACAATAGGAATTATAAATAAGTATCTCGATCGAGAGTCATGGACACCTATATGCTAACGATCCCAAGAAATGTACATAAACGTACATTGATGATAATGATCGAACAAAATGATTGTAAAAAATGGTTGATCGCAAAAGAAGAAGGAAAGAACGGATATCTACATTGGCAGATCCGCCTACAAACATCCAATAACAAATTTTTCGAATGGGTAAAAGCAAACATACCTACTGCGCACATAGAGAAAGCGCAAGATAAATGGGAATATGAAAGAAAAGAAGGCAAATATTGGGGAAGTGACGACACGACAGAAATTAGATCAATGAGATTCGGAGAATTGAGACCAAATCAAAAACGCATAATAAAGGCCCTAGAAAGGCAAAACGACAGAGAAGTAATGGTTTGGTATGACAAACTCGGTAAACAGGGCAAATCTTGGCTCGTAGGCCATCTATGGGAAACAGGGCAAGCATGTTACGTACCACCAACAATGACAACACCAAAAGAGATCATACAATGGGTACATTCCGCTTACAAAGGCGAAGGATTAATCATAATCGATATCCCTAGATCATGGTCATGGTCTGATGCATTGTATACAGTGATCGAAACGGTCAAGGATGGATTAGTGTACGATCCTAGGTACAGCGCAAACATGCGCAACATCAGAGGGGTCAAGGTATTGGTTATGACCAATGACAAACCAAAGGTAGGTAAACTGTCAGCCGACAGATGG